CTTCAAAGAAATTATACATCTTTAATTTCTTCTCACGACGTTCCTCTATAGTCATCTTAGAGAATTTGCAAAACATTGTTCGTAGCATAACTTTACATATTATATATTAAAAAGGGCCTCCAAAATGAGGGTCCTATAACAAAGTATTTAATTTTTAGGATACATATTGATCCCATACTCTAATACTATTAATATCCCATATAGAATACTTCAACTCCTTGTAATGCTCAGTTGAATATCGAGAATCTAAATTACTCATCCCTCTAGATTTTTTTATTATATTTTTAAATTCATAATCAGGGTTAAAAGAAAGAGACTTTGCATACTTCCAAAAAGGAGTATCATACTTAGATCCAAACTGATAATGCCACAAAATAAACATAGCAATTTTTTTTAGTTCCTTTCTTATTGTCACATTACAATTAGTCTTATCAATTTTACCCAGCATATAATCATAATAAGTTCTACAACAATGTTGATAGAATGGTAATGCAGAAGCTTCCAAAGGTTCTACAAACCCCAACCTATTGCCATTTAACAATGTTCTCTCTCCAGCAAATACATTCTTAGCAATATAATTTTTAAAATTTAATTGTCCATCCACTTCTGGTATATCAAATCTTTCTATAAAATCTTCAGTTGCTTCTTCCTTAGTTGTTATTGTATTGTTATACAAATATCCATAAGAAACACTATCTAAATTTGGAATAACAAAAGTCCATCCATGAGGAGTAGCAACTGCTCTTGTATAAGTTAAAGTAGGATCCGATCCTGATTTATTACATAAAAGAACAGAATTTAAAGGATTAATAAGTGAATCATACAGTTCATCCTTTATCCCATGCTTTCCTCTACAATCAATTATGTAATCACAATCTAACTCTTTCTCAGGGTCACTTATATTCTTTTCTATAAC